CCTTCTTAACTGGTGCTTTCTTTTCAGCAACGGCAGCAGCAGGTTTTCTGACAGCAGCTTTTTTAACTGCAGCTTTCTTCGCTGGTGCTTTTTTAGCAGGAACGTCTTCTTCTCCTGCTTTCTTACCAGCGTATTCGCCAAACTCTTGACGCATTGACTCACGGAACTTTTCAAGTTCTGCGTTTTGCATAGCATCGTATTCAGCTCTGCTTAGATAAGCCTTTTTGCCAAGTTCTTTTTTGGCAGTATCAGCCATATCCTTAAGCGCTAATCTATCTTCGGCAGTAATCTTGCCTGTGATGTCTTTACGTACAGCTTTTACTTTTCCTGGAAAAGCTCTTTTTGCTGCGGTCTTAGCGTCTTTTCTGGCTTGGCGATACTTATACGGTTTCTTCGCCATGGTTATCCTTACTTAAGCTTGTTCTTGTTGCCCTTAATGCCTTTTAGTGCAGCTGGCTTTGCATTCTGTCCTAGTCCTACACCCTTACCGCCATTCTTCTTGCCTGCGTGTCCTGGGTGAACTGGAGCCTTTGCTGCCTTTCCTTGCTTTCCAAACATTGTTTCTCCTTAGTTATGCTGGTATTTGTCGAGTTACTCGACCTGCGAGTACTGGATTGCCTGAACCAGTTAACCCTGCTAGTAGTTCCTGCATTGCAGGTCTACCTTGTGGCATCTGTGGCATACCGCCACCCATACCTGCTGGTTGTTCTGGTTGCGCCATCTCTGGCGCTTGTGGTGCTTCTGGTGCTTGTGGTGCTGGTTCTGGCTTGAACGCTTTGGCTACTGCTTCTTCAAGCGGTGTACCCTTCTTGCGTTCATCGATAACTGTTGCCATCTTTTCTACAAGTGACATCGGGTCTTGTCCTTGCGAAACCATTTGTGGTATCGCTGCAGCAAGTTGTGAGATAGACGCTTTTAGTGAATCGCGCATCTCTTCGATATCAATTGCCCGCTCTTCTTCTCCAGCATTGAGCGAAATCGGTAAGTTGCGACGTAGCATTCCTCGTGAGATTAGCTTGTCGCCTCGTGCTTGCAGACCCCATACCAATGCTCGGTTAGGGTCTAAACCTGCCATCAATCCGTATTCAACCGTTACGCCATAATTGCCGTTGATATCGATTGATGGTTTGTACTTTAACTTGTATGGAACTCCATTGGCTGTTGCAGATACTTCGCGAGCTAACGCTGGGAAGTATGCTTCATCGGTAGCGAATGCAATAGAAATTGCTTCACCAATTGCTTCGCCAAGGATTGATTGAATAACTTTGATTTGTGAATCGAATCCAGCCATAAGTGCCTTGACACCTTGACCAGTAACAATAGAACCTTCTGCTTGCCCTGCACGTGCTTGAGGGAAGCGAGTTCCAAGTTTCATTTCATCTGCTAGAACATTGTTCTCTGCAAACGCAAACTGAGGTACGTCCAGATTGATACGACGAATCTTCTCAGGGGAGTTAGAACGTATAACTGAATCAGGACCAACGGAAAGCTGAGTAACATCAGTGGGCAAAGCAAGAGGAGCTTCAACAGATTTTTGAACAGCTTCCATAGTGAGGAGCGCAAGTCGCGCCTTAGCTGCATATACAGGAAGAACGTCGTCGAACGAGCCTCTGACCTCACCGTCGAGCGAAGGACGCTGAGCAATTGCAACTGGGACTCGACCAATCTTGTTTGGTGTTTCGGCAAGGATTGCACCTCCACGACTTGGGATAAACATAATCGTGCGATTCTTGTCAGTCCAACGAACGACTTCTAGGAGTTCGTTTGAATCTGTACGTCCAAATGCGCTGGTCTGTAGAATCTTGTCTGCTAGTTCTGGGAACTTGGCTGCTAAATCGCCAGCCTTACGATAATACGAACGGCAATAAACAGATACTTCCCCGAACCTGTCCATGTCGTAATACGCACCCATAGAGTTTTCAACATGGATATGCGGTCTATTTTCCTTGAAGTTAGGTTCTACTCGGAATACACAGAATCCGTAAGTTCCTAACTGGTCTGCGCCACGCAGTAGCTCTGTTCCAAGACGAGATGCAGCAACATAATAATTTGCAATCTTAGTTCTTTTATCAGCCTTGGTACGCTGTGAATCATCAAGGGATGAATCGCCAGCAGCCGTTATGGTAGGTAGTACACCTGCCTGCTCAGAAACGTCGCGAGCAACCACGTCAATTAGGTTGGCGATAATAGGTCTAGACCAAGTTCCCTCTGGGAACAAACCACGAAATACTTGGTCAGCATTACCTGCTCGGACCAAAGCAACTTCGCGCATGCGCTTATCGCGCTCAGCATTACGAGCTTTTAATTGCTCATATGCGTGTACAAGTTCTTTCATTATCACAATCTCGCTATTCGCTGTGCAGCAGCTAAATCATCTAGGTTAACAATGTACCTATCTTCGATTTGCTTCTGAGGAGTAAATTCATTTCTTAAAAAGTTTGGTACATTAGAAGCTGTTAGTAGAACATCACGGGCTACGATTTCACAGAACCAGAGCGCCATCACAGCGTCCATCTTTAATCGCTTACCCTGAACTCCTGGTTGCCAAACAACCAATTGCTCTATCAGCTTTTTTATATGTTCATTACGTGAAGCATCTGGCAATTCAATCATGTTATCGCCAGCATGCTTTAAGTTGTTATTGTTGCCGTCACGTTTAATAACGGTTCCAAACAACGGAGCCAGAGAAGCTACACCAAACTCTGGGTCTTGTTTATTATTACCTGTGTAGTGTGGGCGGTAGTTAATACCGCGAGTAGACAAGAAGTTTCTAATCTCCTCGTCTTGTGTCAAGAAAAGCTGAAACGCATTGGATTCAACAATGACAGTATGAGGCTTATATGAATCTGTCCACTCTCTAATCAAAGAGCGAATCGCTGCAGGTGTGGGGCTGCTCATGACGTGAACGTCCATGACATAGCGCTTGTGTGTTCTGCGGTCGACTGCGTAAGCAACTGCTGCGGTGTCACCAGACATCGCGGGGTCTATACCAATGATGCGATAGAAGTTCTGTGCATTATCAGGATGACCAGCAGCGCCTGCAACTAACGCACCCGCTTTTCTCATTCCATTAACTGCGCCTCTAACGCATAGCGGGTCGAAGATTGCATTCTCTGCGATATCGAGGTTCTGGTAAACCAAAGACCATTTGGAAGGACCAGCCTCATTGCGGACCGCAGTAAGACGCGGTCCAGTCCATCTATCAAAGTATCCATTCTCATCTGGAGTATCATCTTCAGCGAGAGGTTGCTCTGACTTGCCCCAAAGAGTTTTCCAGTCTTTAGGGTCGTCTGCGTATTCTAATACGGCAGGCATGGACAAATATGACCACGGTACGATTCCGTCCGTGTAATGCGCTGTGTTACGAAGCTCTTTATATAAGTCGGTTGCTGATACACGAGTACCGACAACAAGGAGTTGCCCACCGCCTGGTGGAAGACGGGAGGCAACTTCTTGGCGAATCCATTCTTGTTGCTTAGCCCACTCTCCCGCGTTAGAGAGAGTGACCACGTCGTCAAGTACGATTAAGTCGGCGCGAGCGCCGTATACTTGACCGCCCATACCGATAGCTTCAACGGTAGGGTCTTTAGCATCTGATTCGCGGACATCCGCTCCCAGATAAACTTTATTAGCCGACCACATGTCGGCGGTAGCTTTGTAACCATCGGTAGGACCAAAAGCTGCTTGTAAGTCAGCATACCGAGGATGAGTCAGGCGTTGCTTAATAGCATAAAGAAACTTCTTAGCCTGCTCTTGTGTTTTAGAAATAACAATCACATTGATGTTGGGATTTTTAACTATACGATAGGTAACATAGTTAATCGTTATGGTCATAGTCTTGGCGTGGTTTGGTGGAATATTTACCAAGAGGCGGGATAAGCCCGCCGACCCTTTTTCGTAAGTCATTGCTGGATGTAACCAACGAGGTTCCTTACCTTCCAACATATCAACCACGTTAAGCATGTGGTCCCAGACTTTGGCTCCCAGGTATTTCTCAGAGAACTCCGCAAAGTCAGATAGACCTGACCGAGCTTCGTCGGCGAGGTCAGATGTTCTTAACCGAGCGTTATCTATGTAGGCAGCGAATCCTTCAGATTCGCGCCGTTGGGTGTCATACCAAGAACGACTGCGACCAATAACCTTTAGAGCATCGGCAATCGTGCGCCCTTGGCGCACCAGGTTGATAAGTTCTTTCCTGGCTTCTTCGGGGGTTAGGTTTCTTTCCAAATCTTCTCTCCAGTAGCTGTAGGGGTCTACAGGGGTATAGACAGAAGTATCCCCACTATAATTTTTACCAAGTAAAAAGCGGGCGTGAAGCCCGCGTTTACGGCTTCGTGGAACTCAGCCGTTACACTTATATAGGGGACTAGAGCGTCGGCGTGTTTCAAGAGGTAAATCAAACTTTTTTTCTTGGTTTAATAAAAGTGCTGGTCAGAACCTACTTCTGGTGAAAATATTTTTGATGATAGTGGGGGGCGGGCGGGGGGTGGTGCTAAAAAACCCTGGGGTTCGTCAGGGCGCGGGCATAAAAAAAGGGGGCATGCGCCCCCGTTCATCCCACAAAAACATCACCTGAATAGGTGAAACCCCTCCCCCACCATGTGTGTGAGAGAGGGGTCAAGCCTGACTATCTATAGAGAGCCTTCATCACTCTCGCAGTCGCACACTGCCCCGCATGTATCACATATCCATGCACCAGTGAACCAACCCTCGCGCCCGCTCATTAGCGAACCCGCTTGGTAACTATGCGACCACTATTTACCACAATCGCGAGCACACGCTGCCCGTATTCTTCCTGCTCATCAAGCACGATTCCAACGGAACCATTGCGTAACTTGACAAGGTCACCACGAACCGCTTCGCGCATAGGCGATAACTCGCAATCAGGCGCATGGTCGAGATGAGGTATTCCGTAACTGCCTTTCACATACGCGATTTCTTCAGACACATTCACGAGTAAATCGTGTGAATCCCAGTATGTTTCTTTCATTGCCGTACCTTCCGCTAAAAGCGCCGAGCCGAATGCTCAGCGACAGGAACCACTTTACACGAAGAGCCCCCATGCTGTCAAATTCAGCCTGACGACTGAGCGTAATTACGGCGTGTCGGAACGTAACCCATGACGTAACACATGACCCATGACGTAGCGACGTGATGTGTATGCGCCCACCCCTGTCATGTACCAGTACAGGCGCATAGCGTATGTGCAAGTAATAGCTCGCGCATGTATGTGCAGTTCATAGCGTGTACACACATCTCAAGATAGCAGAACGTAGTTCTGCTTATATATGGGGAGCCAGTCGGAAATCCCGACGGCAGAAAGGAAACACCATGAGAAAAGTAGCAACCGAAACCCTAAGCGGTGTCGTGAAGAACGGCACTGTTCACATCAGCAAGGCGGACAACAAGCGAGTCTTCGCGAAGGTTCGTATCACCACCAACACTGCCAAATCTTCGAAGAAGATTGAGCAGATTCTAGCAGCAATGGGTCAATACCCAAACTTTGACAAGGTTCTCGCAGCCGTGCTCAAGGTGGAACCAAACGCATACCTCACACTGAAAGGCGGTGCTCGCTAATGAGTAACGACACAGCACTATCCATCATCATCATTTGCCTATTGGCAATGTCATTCTGCACTGGAGCCCTTATGGGCTCACTTCGTCGCGATACCGAATGGCGTAGGTATCTACGACGCGAGCAATCAATAGCAGACCAAAGGTCTGCTGAGATAAATAGCCACTGGGAAACGGCAATCAAGTGACAAGGGAAACCTGCCTTGAATGTCCGAATCTAATGGTGTGGGAGGGTGTCATCCATGATGACATCCCTCTCTGCCATGCCTGTTACAGCAATGAAAACCTAATCAAGCACGGATATGCAGTCATCACCTGCGGTGACTGCCTCCGTCCCGAATGCAAAGGATGTGAATACTGATGAACTACAAAGTAGCAATCAACTGGCAAGAAGATGAGAACTCGCCCACAGGCACGATGTACTGGGTCGAGATAATGAAACTCGATGACTGGAATACAGTCATTGTTGAAACCAAGCACCACACTCTCGATGTCGCATGGATAGATGCGCTCGGAGAACTACGCACGAAAGGGGAAATCTAATGCCGATGATAACCAAATCAAGCAGCGACATAGTCGCTGAGCAATTCGCAAACGATTGGCTCTTGGTCATTGAGAATGACCAGGAGTCATGGAACCAACTGATTGACGATGTCAAGTCCATGGACTGCAACGTCATTGCAACCACCGCATACCTGCGCGAAGAGTGGGATGTGTTGATTGACCAAATCGAAACTGCCGTTAGCAAAATCTCAGACATAGTTCCACTATTGCTACGGCAACTGCTCGTGATGGGCGACCGTCCGTTCGAGCTCATCGCCCGCTATGTAATCGACCGAATAAAGGAGGCAAACTAATGGGGCAATACCATCACCTTGTCAACTATGACAAGAAAGAAGCCGTCTATCCCTACGAGTTAGGGCTAGGTGCAAAGCAAGTCGAACAACTAGGTGCATTCAAAGGCACTATGGCAGACGCTCTCTATCTGCTAGTAATGACTAGCCCTAGCGCTGGAGGTGGCGACCTGCCATTGACTAGCGTGTCTGGGCGATGGGCTGGCGACCGAGTCATGGTTGTCGGTGATTACACACAAGATGATGACGTGCCATCCATCCCACATGCAAGCCAACTCTATGGCATGGAATGCACCGACATCACTGAGAAGGTGGCAGAAGCGCTACAAGTAGCGTTCAATCGCAACGTTCGGGAGTCATCGTGGCATCCCGATTACATCGACAAGGAGGAAACATATGCCTAAGTATCTCGTATGGCAGAAGCGCGAGTTCATGTTCTACCAAGAGGTAGAAGCGGACTCGAAAGAAAAAGCACTAGACATCGCCTTCGAAGAAGGTGATTGGGAGCAAGACCAAAACTACGCAGAGCATGAGTACACAGTTGAGCTCGTGCCTAGCGAATACCAACCAGAGGTTGACGACCTCATCAAAAGCAAGGAGGAGCAATGACTAGTTACACAGTAACTGCAGTTCGCACCACAACCTATGAGGTTGAGGTAGAAGCAACAGACCCCGCATCAGCCATCGAGAAACTCGATGACTGGATTTCAGATGACTTCGAAGGGTTCGAAGTTTCAGGACACTGGCAATTGGAGGCACACTAATGGGACGTAATACATCGCTTGACCTAGCAGAGAATGTCATTGACATTCGACAATCAATCGCAATACAGTTGCAAAGCAACCACTATCCACCTGTTCCACTTACCATGGTGGAACCATGTATCGAAGCCATCTATGCATGCAGTGATGAGAACTACGACAAGAGAATCACACTCCCAGAGGGAGTGACATGGCGTGGCTCAGTGACAGCGCCCGCATGGGCGATAGTTGAAGGACATCACTTGGAGCCATGGCTATGACCAAACATATCTACGATATGACCGCCGAAGAACTGGCACAAGTTGTCTGTTTCGGATACGAAGGACACCCATGCACCAACACAATGGATGAATATGGCTGTCGCAATTCGATGAAAGATAACGAAGCATTCTGTGCAGAATGCTGTGCAGATACTACCAATGGCGCATGCTGTGGGTAGTGCGTATCAAGATAGCACATCTTTAGATGTGCTTTATATATAGGGCAACAACCAAACCGAAAGGAGCACCACAATGGCAAGACTCAAGAGGTCTAACGACCGTAAGGTGACCAACCTTGCAACACCGAATGGCAAGAGGTCAGC